GAGAAGCAGCAGAACTTTTAACTGAAGTTACTGGATTTGATTGTCAAAGAAATCTGTCAGCAGGTATTCCTGGAGATGTAGGAGATATTCATGGTGTACCAAACTGCGTAATACAGGTAGCGGATTGGAAAGATAAATCTCAAGCCTGTCTTGTTAAGCCTAGAGAAGTTGAAGTGCAGAGAGAAAATGCAGGTGTAGACTTTGTTGCCAGTATGGTCAGGTTTAGAGGAGGACAATGGCGAATGGTGTTGACCCCAGAACAATTCAACACTTTATTACAAGCTGCCTTGCAGTAAACATTATATAAGGTATATAATTTAATAGTTTAGTACAATAAACTAATGACCACAAAACAGCCCTCTACCTTATCTGAAGCTCTTGCTATTTTTCAATCGCAAGTTAAAGCTGCTGATAAAAATGGTAAGGCAAAATTTCCACAACCTCGTACCTATTCATTGTTAGAAGATGTTTTAAAAGCACTTCAACCAGCAACTGAACTTGGTATATCTCATACACAAACTTTTGATTATCTTCCTCTTGAAGATGGTAAAACTCTTACAGTTTTAATTACCACTCTATATTTTAAGAACGAAAAACTTGAGAGTAAATTACCTCTTAGAGAATTAAGTGGTAATAATGTCTATCACGATCTTGGAATAGCTATAACCTATTCTCGAAGATATGCTCTTGCTGCTGCTTATGGTATCGGATCAGAACATGATGATGATGCTGTAGCTCTTACTCAACCACCAGCTAAAGAGAAAGGTACTGATAGGACACATACAAAAGCAAAACAAAAACTTGCTCCTGTATCAGAACAAGCCAAGAAAAATCCCCCAATTACTACAGAAGCTAGAAATCTAATCACAGATCAGCTTAAGCAGTTAATGGAAACTAATCCTGATAAAGCAAAAGAAATTGCTGCTGCTTTTATCACAGAGTTTAAAGTTCCCAGAGTTACAGGATTCATTACAGAAGCTCGACATGGAGAGTTTCTCAGTCATGCTATATCAAAGATAGCTGACAACTAATGACATCAGAAGAAGCTGAGTTCTCTGGTCAAGAGATTATGAGACAACTTGAACAAAGACGAGCAGATCAGCGTAAAGATTGGAACAGAAACGTATTTGGGGTGCGTACCAATGATGATCTTGCTTCTTTAATCAGAGAGCATTGTAAGTCGAACAATGTCTCTATAAATTTATTTCTAAACAACTTACTAAAAGACTTTTTTAATTATGGCTGACTTTAATCCAGCACTTCCTTTACCTATCAAATGGTCTATAGGCGATGATCGTTTCAATGAAGGCCAACAGGTCTTGAGTTTAACAATTCCTGTTGACTCTGTTACTCATTTAATAGAACATTTAAATACTCTTGTAGATCNNAAAGCAAAAGATGGAGAAGTTTACGACTTTAACAAAAAAGAGAAAGTTAAAACTAAATGTGTACAAATCTACTCTAAAGCGGTGGATGGACAGTTCGGAGTATTTGGCAACATTAATCCACAGAAGCTTGAAAGAGAGGTAAATGAAGAATTACCTTTCTAACAGTAAACAGAATGAATACTTAAAATTAGATCCTAACTTNAANATTCATTTTAAAATTATAGATGGTGTACGCTACTGGCTTACACCACCTCCTACTGGTTATCTAAAATGAGTAATCCTAGAGCTTCGGTTGTTAAATTACGCAAACTAAAAGAAATAAGACGTAAAAATTTAGAAAGAAATTTTCTAGATATTCAACTAAAAGGTCAGGATCATTATGTTTTCATCAAAGATAATGGCAAAGCTCAAGTAATTTATGAAGAGGGTCGTTGGATTGCAGAACATATAAGAACTGCAATCCTTAAATTTAATTATGAGATTGACAAGATTGATAAATTATTTATCAGAGATTTTACAGATGCAGAACTTAAGGAATATGAAAAAATTTCTTCACAGGATTAGTTTTTTTTTGCTTTCTAACTTCTTTTACTACAGCAGCAGCTTCCAGTTCGATTAATCTATTTAACATAGAAGCCAAAAATACATCCTGTTCTAATTTATGCCTGACAAGATGTGTACAGTATTTTTTTATATCATCTATTTCATTACTTGCCATAATTTCTCTACAACGCATTTCAACATCTAATTGCATTTCTATAGGTGCTGGTTCTATGTCTATGTTGAGAAATTTGGTAATTTTCATTTTACTGGAAATAATTTTTCTTCAATCATCTTGACGATTGCATCATCAACATCATTGTCAGACTTCTCTGCTAAATCTTTTAGTAAACTTACAGCAGCTTTGCGTAGNGATTCAGATTTACCAAATCTGATAAATAAGTTGATTAGAAACTTAGACATAGTTTGTTAGTTTTTCCAAACATAGCTAATATGCCAGTAATAAACAAGAAACCTTAATCTTATGGCTGAAGAGAAAGAAGAAAAAGAAGGTGTCGAATGGGGTGAACTCTTTGGTCACGCTATCAGATTTTTAATTTTGACTTGGAGTTTATCAATGATGACTCTTGGATATATGGGTAAGGTAAGGATAGATGGAGCTTTCACTGCTGGCCTAGTTTCGGGGGTGCTCGGTAGTTACGGGATCTCAGTAGGAAACAAGAAAAGTGGTCAAAATAACAGTAATAACCCTAAAATAGTGGATAATAGTAAAAACAAAGTAGGAATCAAATGAAAAAATTATTTGCTTTACTTCTATTCTTACCATCGGCTGCTTTTGCTGATATAAAACAAGAATTTGTTACGTCTGCACAAATTACTGTAGATATGCCATATAGCGTTACAAATAAATTAGGTACTACATATTCATTATCTGGAAATAATATTACTCCTTCTGTTACTTCTGGAGGATCTACAACATCAGGAGCTATCGGAGGATTGAATGTTGGATCGTTAACGGATGGCGTACCAGCATTGATTCAAACTGATAAGGCAATTACAAGTGCTGGCTCTGCCTTTTCTCTCACAGAGTCAGTGACTATGGGAGATGCCACACCATCTGCAATAACTCCTTCTAGTGGAATTGCTACAATACCTCATTTATCAGGACAAACAACAGTAGGATCAGGTGGTACTGCTGGAAACCTTGCTATGACTAGCCTTTCATCAGGAGTTCATACTTGTACTGCTGGAGGATCAGGTACTAGCTGTATAGGATCTACTACTGTTCGTATTACGATTGACTAGACTTTGGCTATTAGTTTTATTAGCATTACCATATAGGACATTAGCAGTCCCCGTAGTGCCTCAATTCCGATCTGGAAGTTCTCAAACTTCAAGCACCTCAGAATCAGTAATCAATGAAACTATTACAAGCCATCAATATCGAACAGGATATTCCTACTCTGCATCAGGACATAATATTGAAAGCACCGATACAAATAAATACATCAACCCTACAGCTACTACTCTTACAGAACAGACAGTTGGAGGAGTAAATTTTAGTTGGACTTCACCAAACTTAGAAACCGTTCCAAGGTTCACAATCACAAATCCAGGGGCATCATTTTCTCTTCAAGAAACCCTCATAACACCAGGATTAGACACAGTAACGACAATACAAAGAACAATAAATACAAGTACAACAGTAGAAACTACAACCACCTTTGGGCAGTAGTTTTATTTCTTTGTCCTACAAAAGTTTTAGCTAATACAACAGTTGCGAGTCCTAGTTCTAATGCCCAAGGTGTTGTAAATAATAACGCAACAATGATAACTCCATCATCAATGCCTTCTTTCAGGATGAGTCAGGGTATTGTCTGTGCTTCTCCTAGTCTTACGATAACTCCATATGTAACTGATTCTCATACATTTTCATTACCGAGAGAAACTGTTACTAGACAGAATATCTATGACGAAAATACTGGAGAGATAAAATATGTACAGGAAACTCCCAGATTTGAAAAGGAGAACTTTAATTTAAATTATGGTATTTCTGCTCAACTGAATATTCCATTGGGTAAATCTCCAGCACTTTGTCATAAAGCAACAGAAATAAATATCAAAAATCAGGAACTACTATACAAGAAAACCTTGCTTGAAATTTCTCTCCATAGGCTCAAAATATGTGCCGAGCAAGCGAGATTAGGTGTTACCTTTAAACCTAATACTCCTAGTGCTGTTACCTGTGAAGATATTGTAGTTACAGTTCCACCAGGTCAAGTTATCCCACATACTCATAAATTAAAGTAGCAAAGGCTCTTTGTATCGGCAGAGCTCAAAAGAGTGTACATACAACTTCCTTTGCTTAATATTTATTATATACAAATTTTGCAGTAGACAAGCACGGGTTGAAACTTGCCTACCTAGACGCCCTATCCATCGCCATGTCGAATAGGGTATTTTTATTTTATAACAACGCATAAAAAAATAGGTAAGACCCTTCCAAACATCTTACCTATTTCTTATGTTGCAATGGGATTCTTGGATGAATCACATTTAGTATAGCAGTAAATCAAAAAAGACAACTTGCATCAGCCATTACTGGATCTTCTTTTATACCTGCTGCTTCTTGAGCAAGCATATATTTTTCATACTCTTCATATTTAGCATCTTCAATAGCCTGTTCTCCAAGAATCTGATCGGCTTCAGCAAAATGTTTATCAAGAGCTTGTCTGACAAGAAGAGATATTGAAACACCTGGTTTTTGATGATATTTCAACAAATTGTACTGATGTTTTGTTATTTGAATTGATAATCGCTGTAGATTCTCATTCATTGGTTAAAAGTGGTTAAAAACATTGTAACGTCAATTTGATGTCATAGTCATTATCTTGTTGGTGGAAGGTAACTCTATGAAATCTCTGAAAGGATCATCTTTTGGAATTTTAAGAAATTGGGTGTCTAAACCAATCATAAAGTTATGGGCTGCTCTAACTGTAAGAGCAAAGGCTTCAGCACTACTCCAAAAAGATCTCTTAAGATGGCTGTCACAGGACTTGGTAAAAATAATCTGTGCTGCTCTATCACATGGCTTAATATCTCTATCAATACCATCAATAGGGCTTGCCATACCTGTAGTGACAATATTTAACCAATGTAATGCCCTTTCTTTAGGATTCATCGTATGGTTATACTTTTTATGTCTTGGATTTTGAGTGTTATAAGTCATTTCAGCATAGATTTTTAATGCTGCTCCAAGAAAAAATGATCTGACCCTTGTTGTATTAGTAGGACAGACTTTACTCATAAGAAAAAGAAACTGATTATGTTTTAAATAAGTTTCTGCAACTATGGCATCATGGCATGGTCTGGCATATTGCTCAGTACCAGTTGTTTGTCCAAGACTAGCCATAGCGTGTCTTATGGTCGCACAATCTCTTCTACTGATTCTGACACCACTAACAGTAATACGATCAGACATACATCTAGACTTACCAACATCCATTATTTGTTTGGATTTGCTGGGCATATTTTTGACAACAAGAAATGGTTGTGTCATTCCTGTTTGAACAACAGCAAGTAATCTATGTTGACCATTGACTAGAGTGCCATCTACATCAAAACAAATGGCAGAGTCAGATAAGATAAAACGACTATTTTTCATCTCTCTTTTTAATTCTTCAAGATTATTTGTACTAATCTTGCGGTTATTCTCAAAGTTTTTCTCCAGATAAAATTGTGCTTTTTCTGGAGTAATAAATTCTAGAGAATAGTCTATGCCCTCATATAAAGTTGAGAGGGCATTTTCTATTTGTGAAGTCATACTGTTTGAGTTACNTTTTCTTCAGTTTCTTTNAGTTCTGCTTCAGCTTTAGCTTTTTCTATCTGTCTTATTTTTGTAAATAAAACAGCAGCAGTCATTTTCATCACTTCTAACTCAGTTGTATCAAAATCTTCTATAGATGTTTGTAATGAGCTAATGAATTTATCAAGAGGCATTGAATAACTTGATACATCATTTCTNGAATGAAAATCTACAGAAATTTCTCTGTCAAATTGATCGAAATGAAAATACACTCTGTCATCTTTTTCAAGAATGTTTTCGGTTCTGTTTTGGAATTTGTGTCTCATACGAGCTAAATTATTTATTGCTTACTTACTATAACATGAAAGGTATATACCTTTGAGTATGTTTTCAATCCGTAACAATGTTACTTTCGCTTTTTAGTCAACTTAGTAACGACTTGCTTTACTAAAGGGCGGACAAGCTGAAGTACCAATGGTGCAGAAGCACCAACCAAAGCAAGGCTAAAGACCCCAACAAACTGAGGAGCAGACGGAATGTACTGTTCTTTCCACTCAACTGCTTCATAGAGAGTTATGCACTCACTCCCATCTTGCCCTCTCTCATGCCCGATAACACGTTCTAGCTTTTTATCGTTACGAAAATCTCCTACTCTTTGATCATTTTTACCAGGGCAGGGAGAAAAATCTGGTGGGGGATCTGGAGGTAAATCAGGAATCTTTGACTGCTCTGTTTCTGGTAAGGGCGGTGGGTCATTACTGATAGGTGCTTCCTCTGTAATGACCAGATTCTCAGGTGTATAGTCAAGAGGAACAAAACTAGGAAACGGAAAATCGCACGTTGTAAATACACCATTTGGATCTTCTAGTAATAAATTACGATTACCAGTATTTTTTATATCACGATGCTGATAAGTACAACCAGGAACATCAATCTCAGGTGGTTGTGTAATAGTTATATAGTGTGGACTATATATTTCTGGAACATCTGGAATATATATCTCACGAATTTGAATATCAGGTATTTCAATCGTAGGCATCTCTTGGTAAATAGACTTCTACAAAAGAATTACATTTAGGACAAGAAAGATTAGTTACCATGCTGTATTCTCCAGACATTACTGGATAATCTTCTCCATCCATATCGTGATCCCCACCCCAAATAAGTTCAGTTTCGCAATGCCAACAGTTCATTTGATAATCGGCATTGATTGGCCTGTAACTTTAGGTAAGTTTTGATCTAATACTTTCGGCATCATTCCAGAAACATTCTCAAGAATTTCATTCATCGTTTTCGACTTAAATTGTTCTGATGTGAAGTATTTATAAGCAAAATACGTTCCACCACTCATGGAAGCTACCATTACAAATGAAACTATGCTAAGAATATTAGCAATTTTTTGAAACATGATTAAATTTG